GACTGGAGTTCAGACGTGTGCTCTTCCGATCTATCAGTTCAACGTACCGGACTGTCTGCCCGTTTATCGTCCGCTTTACGATCAACCACAACTCATCAGAATTCGCGCCCTGGATACATGATATGCTCTCAACGTCGGCATCCGAAGGCATGGGGTGTTCGTGCCAGCCCACCACGTCTTGATCCCTCAGGTAAGTCATTCCGGCCAGGCCGCCATCGGAAAGCACAACCCATAGGATTGAACTCGGCTCTTTTTGATAGGCCATTGCCACAATACCGGGATATGTCACCTGTTCAGCCAAAACGGTCAGGTCCGGCGCCACAAACCCGTTTTCTTCCCACTTATAGGTAAGCTCCCGGATTTTCTTCCCGGAAGACTGAACAAACAGCGTGGAGTTTCCGACTGCTTCCGGCATCATGTCAACACTTCCGTGCGGGGTCTGGAACTTTGCTACGATGTTAAGCGGGGTCATGGCTTTGCCACTGTCTTCCGGCCCAAGTCGCCATTCAGCCCCGGATGTGCCGACAATAAGGTATTCCCTTGCTTCCATCCATCGGATGATATTGACCTGTCTGCCTGAAATCGTGATCGAATAAGAGTCCGAGTCATCAACCCCAGGCGTAAAGTTCTCATAATCCCCGACCGCAGATCCCCAAACAGTTTCGGGATATCCGTTGGAACCTGCACAAACCAGGCGCTCTTCGTAGAATAAACCAAAGCTCGGGTATCCATCCGTGGCGTTCCATGCCGCAGACTCAAGCGTCCAGTTCGTGGTAGCCGTGGTAAAATCCAGAACCTTGACGATCTCACCACTTACCGAAGCCCCGGACGTGTAAATGGTCAGCTTAACCAGGCCATTATGAATCCGGATGTATTTGCCTACGTCGGTTGATCGGAACAGGTTATTGGTTGAAGCTGTAGACGAACACTTCACAAAGTCAAGCCCAATAGCGGACTTAACGTCAGGATCAAGACCGTCAGCAAGTCGGATATAAATCGTGTTATATCCAAGGCCGTCATTGTCACCCCAAGCCCATTGGGTTAAGCCAAGAGTCCCTATCGCCCCTTCAACACAAACAACACCGTTTTCATAAACGTTTGCAGGCTTTACAGATTGGAAAAAAGGAGCCGTGTTGACCAGGTAATATTCCGTTGTGCCGGACCCGGATATAATCCAGTCATCAACAGCAACCTCAAGAAGATTCGTGTATGCGCTTGCAGTCGCCGCCGCCGCAATGGTGCATATTGCCCCCACCGGCTCCTTTATCGATGGCGTAACCGAGCCGTAAGGACTACCAAGCAGATTCCAGTCCTGCGACGCGATTGGCCCAACAGACGCAAAGGCATCTATTATTTCACAGGTCACTTGTGTAGCAGATATGTACGTCTTGATCGAAGCCCGGCCAACCCCTGACGTGATAATCCGTTTAACATCCCCAGACAGAAACACACCAGATCCAGCCGTAAAAGCAATAGATGTTCCGGAAACCGCAGCAAGCGTCAACGTCGCAGATGGCTTTATCCCTGCCTCAACAATCGCAGGAGGTCTCCAATTGATCGTAGCCAGAACCCAAGCCGTATGTCCTGTTCTGGATAGCTTTCTGGGCGCATACGAAGAATGCCATAAATAAAGAACGTCCGCCGACTGGCAATATTTTATCCCAGCTACCGCAGCGGCAGGATAAGGGGACGGTATTTCATAGGCAAGGTCAGCACCGGTCAAACTCAACGCCCAATACCCCGAGAACAAGTCCGGGATAAAACCTGTGGAAGTGTGATTTACCAGACAGCGGTAGTATCTGCCGATCCGGGAAACAATATCGCCGACAACGTAAGAGGTGGATGTAACCCACACCGTATCAACAGGTCCGACTACTTCCCACTTAAGATTAGCCAAGTCCGTGGCAAACGTTCCGGAAGTATGCGCGATAATGCATCTGTAATACACATTGGTCTTGCTGACGATTGCGCCCAAAGCATAAGCCGTAGCAGTAACCCAGGCAGTGGCAGAAACCTGAATTTGCGCCCGGTTCATGTAGAACCTGACGTAATAATCCCCGAATTCGATTTGATAGGTTTGGGTAGATGAGAAAGAAAATGGGATTAATCGAGATACTTTATCGGAGTGCTTGGTTGCCGCGATAAATCGCATACCAGGCCGCAGAACCGCAGGCCCGCGCGGATCAATGATGAAGTTTTCGAGCCGTGAAAGCGCGTAAGGGTATTTTGCAAGGTCTGTTCGACCGTCCAGAAGATCAGTCCAGACCCCGGCATTGAAGGATTTCTGCATCAGGTGCATTGGGTCATCCTCTCCCGGCTGTCTGCCATGAGTAATTCCCATTATCGAGCGATTGAGACTTCTTGGGAACCTTCCGGTTGCCCTCAACCGCGTTCAGGTGCATTGCCGCTGGCAGGTGAACATTGTACAACTCGGTCAGGAGGTTTGATCTTTGCTTCTGGTCGTTCTTCAGCTTCCCGGCAAGCTCAGCCGCAATCCTAACAGCAAGACAGGTGCAGAACGAAGGGGAGAACCGGCCCGTCGTGGTCTGTTGCTTGATGTAGACCAAGTATATTTCTTCCTCTTGATCCGTCAAGAGTTGGTTGCCTTCGATTTCGAACTCAGCATCAGTTCCGTAAATCTCCCATGCCCGAAGTAAATCAGCCGGTAGGGTATATGCATACTCCCATCCGAAAGCCGGTGTTGGCTCAACCTGTGCGCTGATGTCAGCCCGTGCGATTGCAAAGTTCCACGGATGGCTTGACAGCAGTTCGTCCCGGAGCATGGCGTAGAGCGAGTCACAGGCCCTTGATTCAGGCGTACCTGGGGAAGCGGATAGAGATGTAATAGGCAACCCGCCAACCATGTTTAAAGCCATGTTGCATATCTGCACTTCAGAGGATGACATTACGCTCCCCTTTCCTTTTTCGCCCGCCTGAGTTCATCTTCGAGTTTCTTCAGCCCCCAGCGCCGGTCAAAAGCCGCACCGATCAAAGTGAATTCGGCCCTTATTGACTCAATCATCTCGCTTGTGGCCCCGGCATCCGCAGAAAAAGGCGTCTTGTACTCCACAACGGCGTCCTCATCAATGCAATGGTTCAAAAGCCCGGATATGGGTTTCCCGGTCTTGGGATGATTGCCTTTGGCTTTTTCCCGTTCTACTTCATCAATGGAAACCTTGATTGTTTCCCCTTCTTTGTAAAGTGTTCCGTTATTTAAAAATCCTTGGTTTACAACAAATGTAGGCATTGTGCCCCCCTTGAGAAAGCCCGGCGCACCAGGACCCGCTTACGCCGGGCTGGTTTGTTACGCCCTGTAAGGCGTCTGGTTACGAGTTGTCACACCCGGAGCAAGATACGCATTGATCTTACCTGCCGATGCGCCGTGGTCGCCTGTGGTGGTGTAAAGAATCTTGCAATACCGCATCAAACCCCTTTGCAAAGGCACGTTTAAAATCTCGTACCCGGCAACAAGCGTTGAAATCGGGATCGCAGCGTTCACGCCGATCCCTGTCGGTTTATAGGTTCCGCCTTCTGTGGCGCAGTCAACGAGTTCTACCTGAAGGCCGGTCCCAGCCGTAGGCGCAACCGCAACCGTGACAATAAGCCGGGTATCGCTGTTTTCAGGGCCGTCAGAAAGCAGGGCAACTCCCTTGTGATCGTACAGAACACCCAGATCAACCAGGTTCGTAGAGTACCCGGTTGTGGCGTTCAGCGTAATCGCCTGTTCATCGGAAAACATCAATTGTTCGTCAAGCATAATTGTATCCTCCACCTGGTCAACACCAGTGAGTAAATGGGTTAAGTGATTGCATCCTCTGTGTTCAGCAGAAGCTCACGGGATATTTGCCGGATGGGAACACCCTGGAAATACATAGGAGGTTCCCCTGAAAGCGCATTGCCGCCAGGAGTGTAGTAAATATTACTCTTGTCCTTGGCGCGGATCTGCATCTGGGTCAGGATGGTTTCATTAACGTAAATCCTGGTTCCAGGCCCAGTGTTCATGTTGTTCAGCAGGGTAATCAGGTCGTCCTCATCAAACAGATTGGACGTTCCCGCGGTTTCGATGTTCGCCACCCGGCCAATGGATCGCGGATCACGAACCACAAGCCCGCACCGGACAACAAAATGCTGTCTGATAACCTCCATCAGTCCAGCGGCCAGTTCGGAAGTTACCCGGCCTTTATCCTCGACCTTAACCCCCATTGTTTGGGCCATGTTTTTCGGGTAAATGAAAAAAACCGTGGGCTGTCCCCAGTTAACCACATACGCGCTTGTCACGTCGCTGCCAGTTCCGGAGCCGTCAATCACAAACCTTGCATCAAGGGTTCCAGTTCTGGGCGCAAGCCCATGCATGGAATCAGGATCAGTCAGGCTGTTGCCATACAGAACCTTGCTTATCAAAGTTTGGCCGATACCTTCGATGAAAGCGTCAACTTCTCCGGAAAGAAACATCGCCGGATTGGGCATGGAGTCATGCAGGGCCGCATCCACATCCAGATAATCCTCAATCTGCATGATGGTGTCCATGACTTCGGTGGTGCGGGATACCGACTGTGTGACGCGCCCGTTCAACCGGCGCAGAGAACCAGCCGGAACAGATGCCCGCCGGGTTGTCTTGTTCGTCCAAACATCATTTGAGGCCACCCAGGGGCCATCAGCAAGGATATTTCCGGTCTTCCGGTTCAACACCTCGGCAATCTGGGCCATGTTGCCAGACGGATCAATACGTTTTGCCTGTTCCACCAGGCTGTAAGTACTTGTTAGTGTAGCCATTATGTTTTTCTCCTAAAAAGGGTTACGTCTTTTTGTAAGTGTTTGGAAATCGGGATTTCGCCCGTTCCTCATCAGACATTTCCCCGGATCCGCTTCCGCTTCTGCCGCCCAAACTTAACGAATCGTCGGAAATCACCGCGCCTATCGCTGCAAAAACCTTCAGGAATGTAGGATGATCCCCCAGGGAAACGCCGCTTACCTTCGTTTCCTCGATGAACTTCTGCACATCTGGGTTATCCCCTGCAAACCGCTTGAATGCCTTTGCCGCAAGCGTTGATTTTTCCTTGAAAGCGTCACCTTTCCATTCGTCTTTCAGTTTGTTTAAAGCCTGTTCGGTCGCATGAACCTGTTCCTGTTGTACCTTCTCGAATCCCGTCTTAGCCAGGCCACAATACCATTCATACGTCTTGTTCGCCTGTTTCTTTGACAGCCCGACTTCGTGAGCGTGTGCCTTAAACGCTTGCTCTGCTTCTTTGCTGTAAAGAATGCCTTCTGGGAAGTCCGCCGGTTTCGCAAGTTCATACTTGTCCGGAGTTTCCGGGCGCCCAAGTTTTGCATAGAACGCCGCTCTTTCCTCATCGGTCGCATTGTCATCAGGAATGACCGTCATTTTCCCTTCGGCCTGTAACAGTTTGTCGAATTTGTCCCATACTGCCGGTGCTTCTTTAAATTGGGCAAATCTGGCATTTGTCTTGTGGGCGTCCGGTAAACTCGCCATCCATCCGGGTAATGCTGCCGCTTGTTCTCCGGCATTGCCTTGATCGGTTCCGCCATCGTTAAATTCAGTCATCTTAATTATCCTCGTTTATTGGTTGCTTCATGAGTTTATAAGCAAAATCCTCGAAAGTGTTTATATCAACACCACCACCACCGATGATGTGCATCAGCTTTGTGCCGTAATTCCGAAGCACTACATCTTCGCCGGTCGTTGTGGTGATCCCAAACACGCCTAAATCGTTAAGTATATCCACAAGGACAGCCCGGCCAACCTTCGTTGAAAAGACAGTCCGGTAATATCCTATCACGTCACGTTGTGGCATCTCGCGCTTAAACATTCGGTTGTGGTGGCCCTCCTGCGCCCATCATGCCCGCCATGCCCTGAGATAGTTTGCCGCCTGTGTTGCGGTCAACCTCGCTCATGGTTTTTAATCCACCGGCCATCGCTTGAGCCTGCTCCTGCTGGGCCTGTTCCTGCTGTGCCATCATCTTGCCCTGCCGGATCTTGCCCAGGGCTTCTTTGCTTCGCTTGATTTGTCCGGGCAGATTGTTTGCCTCTGCTATGGCCTCGCTCATTGCGTCCAAATCAAACCCGTCCAGAACGTCCACCGCAATCCCGGAAGCCGCCTGAAGATTCACAACATTTGCAATTTCCTCAAGGAACTTCCGCGTCCCGTCTTTCTGGAATCTCTCGCGCTGTGACTGAGCCAGCGGGCCCATATACACCGGATCAAACCGGATAGACGGGTCAAACTGCGCCATCTCTATAAGCTCGGCGGGCGGGTCCGGCATCCTATCAGCTTCTTTCTCAACTTCGTAAATGTGTTCAAGGATGTTGTTCAGGACATTATTCAGTGGGCCCAACTCAGCCCCCAGGATAGCCGCCTTCTCACTCATCATTTCACTGACTTCATATGCCGTGCGCTGCCCGGTTCCCATTTGAGAAAGCATCAGAAACGTGTCAACATGAAACCGTTCCCGGATTGCCTGCTGTTTGGCCTGCTCCCGGTCAATGCCGATCGGAAACGTACCAACCGAGTTGACAGGGGTTATCCGGTCCGCGGGGTTTGACATGTAGTTAAGCCCGCGAGGCATCAAATTGACCTTGCCGAGAAGGTAGGCCGGTACGTTGTAAGCCGGGTCAACCGCCAGCATCCCGGCACCCAGGATAGTCTTGCTCATCAGGTTAAGCGTGATAATATCTGCAATAGCCATTGACGCAGGCCCTACACCATACGCGCTCTTTCCGGTCTTAAGATATCGCCACACATGATAAGGGAACTTGCCAAACCCGCTTTCCATCAGGAGATGGTTTCCCGCAGGCAGATACCATACTGAAGCATATGGCTTGTTCTTCTTATCGATCTTCCTGCTGTCAAACTCCTCTCTTGGGTAAACCGCGTGAATCACTTCATATTCGACAAACGGGTCATTCTCATACGAATTCTTCACCGGCTGAGTAACCTTATTAATCCCGAACATCTCAACCATTTTTTTAGCGGTCAGCTTTCTTTTCCGGTGAAGGACGTCAACCTCCCCATACCGGTTATCCGCAACAAAACACTCCCCCGGCGGAACAGACTCGAACACCATCCGCTCTTGAATCGGGTCTTCCTCAGGGTAAAGCACAGCCAGCCCCAGGGTTACGCCATCATAAATGTAACTCCACATCTCATCATAAAAGTTAGACCGGTTCAACACCTGATAGATGTTATATTCAATCTCGTCCAGCCAGGTCCGGACAGCCGGAACGTTGTTCGCGGACTTGCGGTTCACCTGATACTTAAACCAGGGAAACGCCGGTGAAACATGGTAGCCATGAATCCCGTCAGTCGCGATGACAGCTGCAGATACAGCCGTTCCGTCGTAAATCTTTGAACCGGTCTTCTGGTCTTTGCCGAGATACCCGTAAATGTCTTCCCGATGCGGAGAAACATACTCGGCAATCTCAAGCATCCGCTTCCCGAACGTAACACGGTCACGCTCAAGGGCGGATTGACGGCTTGTTATGAACTTCTTTAACTTCTCTTGGTCGCTCATAGTGGCTACCGCCTTATCAGCTCTGTTCCCATATCTCGTAAACATCAACAGCATCCGAGCAGTAAAAAGCCCGTTTGGCGTTTGCGATTGTCCCACCAGTCTGGCCCGTGACCTTAAATGTAATGATCTGGCCTGAAGCGTTGTTGATAAAGAAACATGCCCCAGGTTTGGCCGCAGACAGCAACACATTCACCCCGGCGTCGGCATTCGTGCCGGTGATGTAGCTTGCCTCCACTTCGTTTACGTCCAGTGTCCAGTCAGCATGTGCTCCGCCCCAGTTCTTCGTTGCCGTAGCGTTTAACTTGACCGTGCCGGTTGCGTTGGGAAACGTAGTCACCCTCGCAGCAGTCGGGTCAGTTATGGCAAAAGTGTTCAGGTTCGTTCCGTCAACCGTAGTCCCCTCAAACACCAAGGGAGAGGCAGCCGCGATCTTCGCACCGGAGAGCGTAACGGCGCCGGTTGAAGTCAGACCTACAAAAGTTCCAAGCCCCGCCTTGTCGACGTGCCATGTCCCGGATGTGCCGTTTACGTCCTTACCCGTCCCGGAGTTCGTGATCTGTAATGCATCTCCTGAGCCTGTAGTCTTTGCCAACACCAGCATGTCATTGGTCGCGTGACCTGTATTAAGCTGCACCGCCGCCGCGTCAACCGTGATCCCGGCCCCGGCATTATACCCATCATCAAGACTGCCCGAAGTCCCAGAAGCCCAAGCCAGAGTTTTACTGCCATCAGTCTGTAGATACTGACTTGCGGAACCGTCCGCCGAAGGAAGCGTATAAGCAACCCCCCGCACCGTCGCTGTGGCCGCTGAGAACACCGGCCCTTTGAGGAACGTGACCAACCCAGAGAACGTCATCTTATCCGATACCGTAGTGGCATAAGCAGCCACCGCAATCACCAGGCCAATCCCTACCAGCATGGCCGCACAAAACACCCGAAACAATTTGTTTTCCCGCATAGTTTTCATTTTCATCTCTCTCCTGATAGAATTGTTTTTCTCGGAGCAGTGGTCGCGCTGCCGCCAGTGTCGGCCCCAACTCCAAGCCCTGATGTCAATATCGTTGATCGCCTGCCCCTACGAAGCCGGGCAAGCGCCCTTTCCTTTTCCATTGCGGCCTGAACCTCAGCATCACTCTGTGACGGCATAGGCGGGGCCGGTTGCACCGATGGTGAACTGAAACACATTGTCTTTATACCTCCATTGCCATTGCATTGCCGATATGGCTAAATCCGATATGCTGGTAAAGCCTTGTGGCCTTGTCGTTATCCAGTTGCGCCGTGATCCCCATCAGTACCAGCTTTGCGCCCTTGGCCTTGGCCCACCTGATAAACTGCCTTAACAGTGTAACGGCCTTGTGGCCCCGGTGTTCGGCGTCAAAATAAAATGCATAGTCTTGAGCCACCAGGTCTTTAGTGAACGGCAACTCACACACCACACCCGCCAGCACACCCACAAGCTGCCCATCGTCTGCCTCATCAACCCAGCAGAACGCATTTGGGTCGTCAAGCAAGGCTTTGGCGTGTCCAAACGCCTTGACATGGGAATACTCAAGCGCCCGGTACGTCGGGCTTTGGGCAAGGAATTCCTCGATCAGCAGCACAGCCCCGGCCACATCGTCAACTCTCATCTGTCTAAGCATAGTCGCGTGGACTCCATTCCCTGCTTTGTTGATAATACATTTGAGCAATCCGGCTCTCAGCGGTCTTGATCGTCTGAATCGATGCATAAACAACCGCATCCGACTTGTCCGGGGATCGCCCGATCTTGGCCTTGATCTCGTCCTTACTGGCAACCTGGATGCCCTGACCACTCAGTTTCCACCGCAAACAACAAAGATCAGCCTTGAGTTCAGCATCCGGAAACAGGCAGATATTGTCACCAGATACCGGGTCAAGCGCCTCACGGAATCGCCAGTGTATCAAAGATCGGTAGTTGCGGAACTTAAGCCTACCTGTGGCTTTGTCCGCCTCACCCGCAATCAGGGTTGTATCGTACCCGACAACAGCCACGGTCTGAACACCGGCCGATTGTAGAAATCCCACGGTCTCACCGCCAACACCCAGGGCATCGACATGTACCGGCGCCTGGTCTTTGATACACGAGACGACACAGCCCGCCGCCGTCTGCCCGTCCGGGGTCTCGGCGCCGAGCCAGGTGCGAATCCGGTCGTACCAATTGCTGCCATATCTGCAAGCCACGACGGTTTTATCCGACCCACCCCGAGCGATATCAGCGCCGATGCTGTCCATCGACTTGCCACGCTTGCCATCCTCACGCCATCGATCCATTGCCGCCTGCACCCAGGCAGTGGGGAAAAGTTGATAGGCGTCATCCTCAGTACCGGCGCGGAAATCCCCCAGTAGCATTTGAGATCGAAGGGGTTCAGGAAGGCTTTGAAGGTTGGACATATACCCGGTGTTGACCAGGTACGGGTTATCTGTGACGCTGGAAGGAATAAACGTCCGGCTTATCGGCTGAACCATCATGCCGTCAATCTCTACCGGATCAGGGCCAGTCATCTCCTTGTCCTCACCGGCTACCGTTGTAAACCATCTCAGCTCGCCAGGCATGGCCGGGTTCGGATGTGTATCGTCGAGCCATGGCCCCCAGAATTTGACTACCCATCTACCCTCCGGGTCAGTAGGGGGATTGCCAGCGCACACGATCCGGCATCTTTGGCCCTCGATTGTGGTACGGAGCCAGCCCGTTAAAAATCGGAATTGAGCCTCGGTAAAATGACTCAGTTCATCGAAACAACATAGATCATGCGGACGACCTTGATATTTTTGCTCTTCGCCTGGGTTGTTGCATGATCCAAACTCGATCTTGCGGCCCTGTAGGGTGAGGATATCGCTCTGCCCGTTCCATCCCTTGCGGCTCCTGAGCAGCTCGTCAAGCAGTCTGGACTGAATACCGATCAGTTGCGTAGCCTGCCTACGATAGATGATGCTGTGCCGGTGTTGAGTCAGTGCCAGCCCTAGGAGCAGGTCCGTCTTGCCCCCGCCGGCAGCGCCGCCGTAGTAAACAATATCAGCGAGTGAATAAAACGCCGTGGTTTGCGGCCCAGGTAGTGGTGACCAAATCGGAAGGGACACGGCCAGGAGCTTGTCAATGTCCTTCTTTTCAGCCGGCGTCATGTATTTGACCAGTTTCGCCAATTTCGCCAGGGCGTCCGGGTCAACGTTGATCGTCATGCCTTATCGTCCTTCGCGGCCCGTTGCGTTAGGGTTTCGATCAGGGATAGGATTTTTGCAGCGGTTTCGGTGTCGGTCAAAGAAACGGTGTTGGTGTTGGTGGATTCGGAAACGTCGGTAAAAAGCTTGAAATGTCGGCCGAGCTGTTCAAGAGCGCCTTTTTTGTCCCAGGTCTTGACTTTAGTTAGGCGCTCTTCGCCTTCGGTGAACTCGACCCCGGCGACCGTGCGGGCTACCTGTTCGGGCAGTTTGTGGATAGGGATAAACTGGCCTTCGTCGTCGTAAAGTTGCTGCACGTTTTGGAAGCCGATCAGGGCCAATTCTTTGATCACCATATCGCCGGTAATCTCGGTTCTTTTCTCTCGTTCGGCCAGCTCAAAGGTCAATGCTGCTGAAATGTTTGGTTTTGTCAGAAGTGTGGCAGCGTATTCATTCGGGCGTTTGGTTTGAAACCCGGCCCTTCGGCAAGCCGCAGAAGCATTTAGATCGATCAGGTATTCTTTTACAAAGAGGCGCTCCTTTGGTGTGAGTTTTTTGGAAGGTGAGGCTGTAGGTGTCTCATTTTTGGTCATGATACATGTCTCACTTTTTGAGTTGTGAGACACATTATGCACAAAAAGCAAGGGCTGTCAAGGAAAAAGTGTTACCTTTTCACACAATGTTACTTTTCGATACAGTTTGGAGTAAAAACATGACGAGCTGTGGTGAGGCAGGGCGAACGATCGCCCGGGGGGCAAGGGTAAGGCAAGG